CAGCTTATGAACTATATAAATATTTAAAAGAAATTTAAAAACTATTTACATACAAAATGTAAACAAATTATATACCAAGAAGGGGTGATTCTAAATGGCAATGTCTAAAATAAAGTGGGCAGAAATAAAAATAGAATATATAACGAATAGATACACCACTTTAGAAGAACTAATGGAAAAATATAAAGTATCAGAAGCAGCATTAAAAAATGCATGTTCTAAAGAAGGTTGGGTAGAACAACGCAATTTATATTTTAAAAAACTAGATGAAGAAATATTAAATAAACAACGTGAAATAGATCTATCACAATGGCAAACAAGAAATACTAAACACCAGGAAATTGCTGAAATGATTTTAAATAAAATAGAAAAAGCATTAATAGAAGATAAATTTGATAATAAAGCAGACACTTACAATAAATTATTAAGTTCATTAGAACGTGCACAATTAATAGAACGTAAATGTTTTGGTCAAGATAAAGATTCAACACAAGTAAATGATGTTAACATAATAGTTAAATTACCACAAATAGAAGGTGAAGATGAATAATGCCAACAATATTAAGTATGAATGATGATAATGTATTGTTTTATCTTCAATTCTATAAAAAAATAATAGAAGCACAATTAGAAGATGAAACAGATGAAATAACAATTAGGGATTTAAAAATAGTATTAAACTACATAGAAATAGAAGAATCAAAAATAATAATGAATAAATTAGTAGGTGACAATAATGCAAATAACCGTTGATTATTCAGACTTAAATTTATTTAATCCTGTATTTTATCCACTATTAAAATCAAATAAACGTTACAATGTTGTTTATGGTGGTGCAGGTAGCGGTAAATCGATTCAAATGATAGACACTATATTAATGCGTGTATTGTCAAGAACAAAATATAATGTGTTAATAGCAAGGAAATATGGTGTAACACTTAAGAAAACATGTTGGAAAGATTTCAACAATATGATAGATGACAGGCGATTAAATAATCTATTTAAAGTAAATAAATCAGAAATGACAATTACATGTATAAATGGCAATATTATTTATTTTACTGGCCTTGACACACCCGAAAAGATTAAATCATTAGAAAAAACAATTGTAGATATATGGTTAGAAGAAGCAACAGACTTCAATCAAGAAGATTTTGAACAACTAGATTTACGTTTAAGGGGTATTAATAAATATAGATATCAAATATTTATTACATTCAATCCTATAAGTGCTGAACACTGGTTAAAAAACTATTTCTTCGATAATGTTGCATTAAATATTCAAAGTGATTTACTTACTAATTTTTCAACTTATTTAGATAATAAATTTATAGATGAAAAATACAAACAAGTAATGGATGCAAAGAAAGAAACAAATCCAATTTATTATGATATTTATTGCTTAGGTAAATGGGGAACAATAGGTAAACAAGTATATACTAATTGGGAAGTAAAAGATTTTCCATTAGAAGAAGAAAAATATAAAGTAATTTATTATGGTGTTGACTTTGGATTCAACGACCCTATGACATCAGTTAAAATTGGATGGAAAGATCAAGAAATATATATAATGGATGAAATATATAGAACAGGTATGTTAACTTCAGACTTATCACAAATGCTTATTAATAAAAATAAAACAGTTAAAAGTAAATTTGTATTTGCAGATGCAGCAGAACCTGACAGAATAGCAGAAATGCGTAAATATGGATTAAATACTTACGCTTGTCATAAAGCACCTAATTATAAAAAAGGTGCAATAGATTGGTTAAAATCGCATAAAATTTATATACATCCTAATTGTTTTGAAACTATAAAAGAAATACGTAATTATTGTTACAAAAAGTATCGTGACCAAGAAAAGTATTATGATGAACCACAAGATTTTGGTGACCATTTAATGGACGCCTTAATATATTCTACAGATCATTTAAGAAATGCAAGTAAAGGAACAATTTAAATAAGGGGGAATTTAACTATGCCTATTAGTCAATGGGAATTAATAAAAGCCAAACTTAATTTTATGCAAAAAGAAAATGCATTATCATTATCACAAGAAAACATAATTAATGACCAAATTGCAAGTGACCAAATAAATCCATATAAGCAACAACAACAATTTGGATGTAATTATTATTTTGATAGGGCAGACATTATAAGTAAAAAAAGAACATATTGGGAAGATGGCGTTGAAAAAATTGATGAAACAGTTCCTAATAAAAAAATACAAGTAAATTATTTTAAGTTGTTAATAGATCAAAAAGTTGCTTATTTAGTAGGTAAAGAACCAACAATAACTTCTTCTAACCCAGACCATTCTACATTAATTAATGATTTATTAGGTGAAGAATTTCCTGATATTATTTCAGATGTAATTAAGAATGTTTCTAATAAAGGTGTAGAATATATTATGCCATATATAAATGCAGAAGGTGAATTTGATTATTTTATTTTAGATTCATTAGAAATAATTCCTATATATGACAAATGGGATAAATCATGTATACGTGCATTTATTAGATATTACCAAGTAGTAAATGAAAAAGGTGAAGTAGGCCTTCAAATTGAATATTGGGATGATAAAGAAGTAACTTATTATGTAAAAGAATCTAATGATGCTATGGTATTATTTGATTCTTCAAGGGAAGTAAATCCACAAGCACATTTTACATTTGATGATGGTGTTAATGGTGTAAAAGGATTTGGTTGGGGAAGATGTCCAATAATTGAATTTAGAAATAATAATGAAATGTTAAGTGATTTAACACCTTCATTAAAATCACTAATAGATGATTACAATGCGTTAAATTCAACTGTATCAGATGACTTAGCAGAATTACAACAATCAGTATTAGTAGTGCAAAACTACATGGGAACAGATAAAAAAGAACTTAAAAGGGATATGAAAAATAATAAAGTATTATTAACAGGACCTGAAGGTGGCGTTAGTAATTTAACTGTAAATATTCCTATAGATTCAGTAGAACAAACATTACAAAGACGTGAAACTGATATATTTACAACTGCACAAGGTGTTAACACTAAAAATGATATATTTAATAATGCGCCAAGTGGTGTTACATTAAAACAATTGTATCAATCGCTTGACCAAAAATGTTCAGTATTAGAAAGAAAAGCAACAAAAGCAATTGATGAATTAGTTAGCTTCATTACACAATTTATTTTAATTAAAACTGGTGTAGACTATTCAGAAGAAGATGTATGCATTAAATTTAATAAACAAATGTTAATTAATCAACAAGAACAAATAGATATGGTTACACAATCAGTTGGCTTGCTTAGTAAAAGAACCTTACTTGAAAATCATCCTTGGGTAAATGATGTAGAAGAAGAACTTCGTAGAATACAAGCAGAAGAAATGCCAATGACACCACCTGAAGAAACTACACAACTTACACAAATGGAAAACATGATGGAAGGTAATGAAGATATGGAAGATATGTCACAACCAGGTATGATGGAAGAATAAGGTGGTGATTTCTATTGAAACATGCTAGTAATCAAACCAGAAAAATAATGGTTGATATGCAGTTAATGAAAAATAAAATTGCTAAAACTATTTTAAATGGTGGAACTAAAAAAGATATAGAAAGAATATTTACACAAATGGAAAAAGAAGTTCACAATTGGGGATTAAGAAATGCACAAGACCTTACACCTGATTTTAAAAAAGTAATGCAAACTGCAATTAAACAAGCAAAACAAAAGACAATTAGCAATTTAAATGAATTAAAAAAAATAGACACTACAAAAATGAAAGAAAACGAAGCATTAAGAACAATACATAATGAAATAGATAATAAAAAACTATTTACAATGACAACTGCAAAAGGTAGACAAATAAAATTAGATTATTACACACGTTTAGTAGCACAAGATATAATTAATAAAAATAAACAACAAGAAACATTAGATAAAGCAGAAGAATTAGATAAAGATTTAGTAAAAGTTAGTTCACATTCTGGTAGTTGTAGAATATGCAGACAATTTGAAGGAAGAATATTTAGTATAAGTGGTAATAGTAAAAAATATCCACAATTACCTGAAATTAATCCACACCCAAATTGCACACATTATATAACAATTTGGAATGGTAAGTAAGTGTAATATAATTTTTATTTAGTTAAATAGTATTTAATTATCAAACCGATTACCTGGCGTTACAGGGTAAAAATTCGTAAAAAGGGGTTAATATATATGAAATTAGCAGATTTACTTAAAAAAATTGGCGTTGAATTAACTGAAGAACAAACATTAAAGTATGAAGCATTAGAAGCAGCAGAAAAAGATTTAGTTCCACGTTCAAGAATCAACGACAAAAACAAGGAAATCGAAGATTATCAGAAACAACTTGATGACATCAAAAACAAATACAAAGATTCTGAAAAACTTCAAAAACAGTTATCTGAATTCGAACAAAAGTTAGAAACATCTAAGAAGGAAAAAGAAGATATAATTAAAAAGAATTATATGAAAGAAGTAGCATCTAAATTTAAAGCAAAAGATATGGAAGATTTATTTAAATTTGTTGACCATACCAAGATTAAAATTGAAAATGATACTATTACCGGATTAGAAGATCAAATAACTGAATTGAAAACTAAGAAATCTTATTTGTTTGAAGCAGAACAAGAACCTACAAAAGAAAATACTATTAAAGGTGCTGTTCCTGCACCAAGTCAAAATAATGGCAGTGGAAAACCAGTTGTTTATACTAAAGAACAACTATCTAAGATGTCACCTGAAGAAATAAATGCAAATTGGGATTCCATTAGTAAACAATTAGGAACATTATAATATAGGGGGAAAAAACAAATGCGTGAACGTAAATTCAATCAAATAGATGCAACAGTTGTTCAACAAAATAATGTTAACTTGAATTCTGTTGTATCAACTGCAGTATCAGGTGCAGTAGCAACATTAGTATCAAGTGACACAGCATTTTCAACTGCTATATCAACTGCAATTGCTTCTAATTTATCAACAGATACGTTAGTGTCTGCTGCATTATCAAGTGAAATTGCAACTAGGGCTTCAGTAGATGCTACACATTTAGTTGCATCAAAATCAGCAAATCAACCTGCTTCAATTGCAGAAGATGTTGCTGGTCTTAAAGCAGATTTTAATGCATTGTTATTAAAATTAAAGGCTGCCGGAATAATGGTAGACGATGTATAATTTATTATTTTAAAAGGGGGAAATTCAAATGGCTATAACAAGTTTTATTCAGACTATATGGTCTGCAAGAATGTTAGAAAATTTAAACAACAACCTTGTTTATGGTTCAGTTGTTAACCGTGACTACGAAGGCGAAATAATTCAAGGTGGATCAGTTAAGATTCCATTCCAAGCAAATGTAACTGTTGATGATTATGATGGTTCAGATATCGGTGATCCAGAAGAACTTACTGGTGACGTATTAACTATGAACATCGACAAAAAGAAATTCTTCAACTTCGCTATTGATGATGTTGATAAAGCACAAATCAAAGTTAATGCTATGGACGCTGCTATGAAATCAAGTGGTTATGCAGTAGGTAATGAAATTGATAAAGATATCGCTGCTGAAGTAGATAATGCAACTACAACTATGGATGATGGACAACAATCACCTGGTGCTATTGAAGTAGATAAAGACAATGCAGTTGACGTTTTAATCGATGCTGTTACTAAATTAAAAGAACTTAATGTTGATTTAATGGGCGCATTCGCAATCGTTCCTTCATGGATGGCTGCTTGCTTAGTTAAATCTGATTATTTTGCTAAAAATGCACAAGTTGGCGCACAAACATTAATCAATGGATTCGTTGGTAAAGTTGCTGGATTAAACATTTTAGAATCTAATAATGTTCCTGTTAGCAATGGTGTTTATAAAGTAATGGTAGGAACACCTAAAGCAGTATCATTTGCAATGCAAATAAATACAGTTGAAGCATACAGACCACAAGGCGGATTCAAAGATGCAGTTAAAGGCTTAACAGTATACGGTATCAAAACTATCCAACCAAAAGCAATGATCAAATTACTTGTTAAAAAAGGTTAATATCATTAAAAGGGGGTAATCTTAATGGCGATTACAACAGTATGTAGGGTAAAAACACTTTTGTCTATACGTGATAGTAAAGAAGACGACGCCATTGAATTATTAATCCCTATGGTAGAAGATGAAATTAAATCATATTGTAATAATAATTTTTTAATTAATGGTAGCATTGTTTGGCCTGTTGGAATGGAAATAATTGCAGTTAAAATGATTGCATATCATTTAGCTAACCAATTAATGATTGCTTCAGAAACCAATGGTCCAAACACTGTTACATACTTACAAGATTATCCCCAAGAAATAAAAAACTTCCTATTTAAATATAGAAAGTTATAAGGGGTGAATATAGATGAAACGATGGAACGATACAATATATCTTATACCACAAGGTGAATTTAATGATATAACAGGGAAATATGATGAAGGTGTAAAAGTATTAAAAATATGTAACGTCTATGAAAACACTACACAAGCAATTGGATTTGATGGTAATCAATTTACTTCAAGTATACAAATTCATATTCCTGAATATATAAATGTAAATGAACATTGTAAAGTTATATTAAAAAAAGATCTAGAAGAAAAAGTGTTTTTTGTCAAAGGATTAGGCATTATAGACAATTATAAAGGACGTAAATCATTTTCAATAATTTATATATAGGGGGTTGATGATATGTCAGATACAACCTATCAAGATTGGTGGAAAGAACGATTTAAAAAGTATCAAACTAAAACAAAAGAAGCAATTGAAATGTTTAAACAAGATGTAGATACAGAAACGCCTGTTGATACAGGTGAATTAAAATCGAAAAACAGAACATTTCAAGAAGGCGAAACTATTTATGGATTTGTAAATGATTGTGAATATGCAATCTATGTTCATCAAATCCCAGGTAGAAAAGGTAGCGGTTATTATTTTATAATCAGACCTTGGGTAAATAATAGACAAAAATATATAGATCATATAAAGGGGGATTAGTATGGATGCACAACTATTAGTAAGTAAACTACAAGAACTTGGATTAACTAAGATTCATACTAACATGCCAACTAAAAAAGATCTACATGGTGTTCTAAACTTACCTGCTAATGCTTCAATAAGTGATAGTCTAATACACGGCATACAATATGTTCATATAATAATTGCTGGAATGGATAAAGATAAAACAAGGGAAGAAACACAAAAAAACATAGACTTAATTAATAATAACATAGACGATTTAAGGGGTTCATTTATAGGAAATTATAGAATAAATGCAATTAGATTCCAAAATATTGGACCACAATATTTAAGTGTAGATTCAGAAGGCAGACATCAATGGGATTTCACAATGATATTTAATATAGCTAAATTTAATAATTAATAAGGGGGAAATTCAATATGGCAACAACATATAATGTAGTAGATAAAATTCCTGTTGGACCAGCGTCAATAACTTTTGATGGTTCTGATGTTCCATTATTCTTCGATAACGTTGTTTTAAAAATTGAAGAAATTTTAAAAGAAATTAAAGCACCTGGTTCATTCGGTGAAAATTTACTTGGTAAATACGTAGTAGGTTATAAAGTTACAGTTACAAGTTCATTCATGAACGAAAACCATGACACATTAAAACTTGCAATGGGATTAACTGAATTAACTTCAGGTCCTGACAAAAACTTAGTTGATTCTAAATTAGGAACACAAAAAGTTGGAAAACAACTTATAATTCACCCAATCGATGCTGGTGCAGACGTTTCTAGGGATATTACTATATATCGTGCGATATTAAGTGGTAACTTAGAAAGAACATATGGCTTCGAACAAGGTAAAGTTCCTGTAACATTTGAAGCATTAGTTAAAGACGGTGCAGATGCAACTAGTTACAATAACATGTTCTGTATTGGTAAAAATACAATTAGTATTGCACAACCTTCAATTAGTTCTGTTTCAACTATCGCAGTTGGCGCTAATGGTGGTTCAATTGTATTAACACTTGCTAATGATACATTTGCTTCAGTAATTGGAAAACCTAGCTTCACAGTTAGCGTTGGAAATACTGGATTAACATTTGCTACATTAACATTAACTGATTCAACACATGTAACATTAGGCTTCACTGGAACTGCTGCTGCTGGAACAATCGCTATTACTGCAAATGCTTCTGCATTATCAAATGGTGTATTGGCTTCTAACACAATTGCAATCGTAATCGCACCTTAATTTATAGGGTGGTAAATCCACCCTTATTTTTTAAACAAATAAATTTTTAATAATCAAGGGGGAAATTCAAATGGCTATAACAAGTGCTGGTAAATCAGATGCAAGAAAATATATACAAGACGAATGGATAACTGCTGGATTTATATCTATTAAAACTGATCTTGGAACACAATTAATCGAAATCGCTGGTAATGATGCTAGGGTAGCAATAACAGCAGATTATCAAAATGCTACAATGAAAATAACTGTTACTTTATCTGAAACTGATAGTGACATTGCTGTTGGTGATAAAGTTAAAGGCTTTTCAATTAGAAAAGACACTGGTGGAACTGATATGATAACTTACACTGCTGCAGATGCATTTACATTCGCTGCTGGTGAATCTATTATATATGAAGAACAAATTTCATTAAACTAGATTTCTTTTAGTTAAATATTACTTCCTGTTTTAATATAATATATCAAATAATTAAAACAGGGGGGAATATTTATGTATAAGATTCAATATGAATATCACAAAATATTTTTAAAAGCAAATCCACAATTAGGTTGGGATAGAATTCCTGAAGGTTGGTGTATTCATCACAAAGATAGAAATAGGGAAAATAATGATATTTCTAATTTACAACTTATGACCATTGAAGATCATGATAAATTACATGGTGAATTAAGAACTGGTGAAGGACATCCAATGTGGGGTAAGCATCATTCAGAAGAAACTAAACAAAAAATTTCTGCATGTAAAACTGGTGTTAGTATTTGGCCTGATGGACGTGAATTTTCAGATGAACATAAACAACATATGTCTGAAGCACAAACAGGAAGGGTAAACACTGAAGAACATAATAAAAATATTAGTGAAGCAAGAAAAGGTATTAAATATTCTGAAGAAACTTGTAGAAGAATTTCAGAATCTAAAACAAAACATATTACACAAGAAATGATAGATGATATTAAAATAGGATTAACTAAATTTTGTAAAAAGTATAATGTATCAAGCACTATTTTTTATAAAATTAAAAATAATTAAGCTAATCTATTCATTATTATAAACCTATTCCTAAGGGCAGGGTGGGACTATTGTCCTTAACCTTGCCTTATTTTTTGAATAATTAACTTATTAAAAAGTATTTAATTAATAAATATTTTAAGGGGGAAAAACAAATGGCAGATATATATATGGTTAGTGAAGGAAGAAGATTATCACCAGAAGAATTTGAAATAATGGAATTAGTTATGAATGATCCAAATAAATCAATGACCACTGTAACATGGGGGCCTAATTTTTTTGATAATAGTGATTTAGATTATAAAACTATTTACCAAAATGACAAAGACCGTTACATTAAAATAACAAACTATTGTTATGGATATAGATTGAATTCTGAAGTGCCAACAGAAATTACTTGGTATTCAGTTCTAGATACATCATTAACACTTGCTTATATTTTAGAAGGAACAGAAGCACAAAGACAAATACAAGTTCCTGCAAAATTAACTATTAATGGTGTAGATTATTTACCTGTTGGTTGTAGTTCATACGATTATAGTGAATATATTCAATCAATATAAAAAGAAGGGCTAAAAACCCTTCTTATATTAATAAAAGGACGGTGAAATTAAGTGGCAATAGCAATTACATCTGTAAAATATGAACATAACTATGTAACATTAACATTTGATAAAGGAATTTGGCGTGGTGGATTTGGTGGTGTAACACCTGCACAATCAACAGATTTTCAAATTGTTTATACAGATAATAGTGACACTGGTTCTTCTGCTGCTTCCATATTAGATATAACAGGCATTGGAAATGGCGCATTAGGTGGTGGTGCAACATCTGTAAGAATATGGATAGGAACCACTGGAATACCAGTTGGTGCTAGATGCACAGTTCATGCTGCTTCTGCGATAACTGATACATTAACTATTAATAATTCAATATATTATAGAATAATTAAAATAAATCTAACTACTAATAGCACAGATACATTAGCAGTGACTAAAGATGATAAAGAATACCAAATTAATATAGCCTTAGCAAATGCAACTGCTAGTAAAAATACTGCAGCATTAATTCAAACTGCAATACGTGCACTTGGAACTATAGGTAAAATATATTATGGTGGGGAATTAAACCTTACTACTATAACTTGCACAGCAGGTGGAAACTGGGATACCGCAGCAATAGCAACAGGTGAAATAGTGCCATTATTAATGGGTGGATTAGCAACGTTTGAAATAAAACCTGCAAGTGGATCTTCAATATCAGATTCAACTAATATACATTATTTACCTGCTTCAGCGACTTCAGGTGTTTATAATTTAAATCCATTTAAATATGTATATGTAACTAAAGGTGGAAGTGATAGTAATAGTGGATTAACTGCTAGACTACCTAAATTAACTTATGCTGGTGGTTGTGGCGCTAGTGCTGCAGGTAAAAATAAAATTATCGTTGGTATTGGTGTTTATGGTGAAAATTATAATGCTTCATCCACTACTAATTTACTGCATATATTAGGTGATACTACAGACACAATAACTAATAGTAATAGCGGTGTTAGTGGAATAGTTCAATATACTATGTCTTCATATAGTAATCAAGGAACTGCTTATGTTGAATGGAACAACTTAACTTCAAGAAGCACTTCGGGTTATTTTCATAGATTTGGTTCTACTTCAATACAGGCATGGGGAACTTATTTAAAGAATTGTGTATTTAAAGATGATGCTGCTGGCGGTGGACTATATTATTCAAGTAGTAATTCAACAGGTGGATTAACTTGGTTAGTAGATTGTAGCACAAATAATGCAAACACTATTACTATAAATTTAGGTCAAGATTCTGGTGAATACGTTACAGCATATGTAACTGATTGTGATTTCTTAACAAATTCTGCAAATGTTAAATTTTTTGGTGCTGCTGCAGGTTGTTATGCTAATATTAGAAATACAAAATTTAGTAGTGTTAAATTATTTGATACAACTGTTAGGTGTAACTTAGATGATATTATTTGGAATAGTGCATTTAAACCATTAACTACTAGTATTTTTTATAAAGATTTTGTAGTTCCAATGATGTATACAACTTACAATAACTTAACTAATGTTTCAACTACACAAGATTATTATAATTTTTGGAATTCAACTGCTGCTTGCACTTATACAACAGGTTATAAAGCTAATTACAATACAAATACACATATGTATAGATTGCAAGAAGATAATAAAATATATATAAATGGAATTAATAGTGATTCAACTAAATATTTAATGGTTCCTACTGGTATATTTATTAAAGATGGTGGAACACATAATAGTAAATATGTTTGGGACTTCTTATGTAGTAAAGTAAATACAACTGGTATATATAGATATTGGCATAAATTAAATGTAAATAATAGCACAACTTATACACTTACTTATGATTATTTATTTAATTTTACTACTACCGCCGCTAAAACAGTTAAAATAGAAATAGTAAAAGGAAGGTCGCTAGCAGAATCTACTGCAGTTGCTACTACTTCATTATTAGCAAGTGATAAAACACAAAACCAATGGTATGATGATGCTACATTACAATTTACAACTGATGCAACTAATGATGAATATTATTTATCTATTTTACTTCCAACTGCTGTATCTACTAATAACGAATTCAAATTTGTAAATAAAGGCATAGCTTAAAAGGGGGTTGAAATTGTGGCACAACCAGTAATAAATAATGGCGTAATAAATTCAACAGCACAATATAAATGGGGTTCTGGATCATTATATTTCAATAACAATGGTTGCTATATTAATAATATAGAAGATTACTGCACATACAATGCAGATGGTCAAGGATTTTATTTATATACTATATCATTTTGGTGGCGCCCAGGAAATTTAACTGATAAACAAACCCTATTTTCACATCGTGCAGATTACAATAGTAATAATGAAATAGCATTAACATTTGAAAATAATAGTGGAACTAAAATATTAAGATTACAAGTATCAAAAGATGGAACAAATATTTCAGATAATTTTACTGCAGATGCATCTACATTAACAACGGGAAATTGGTATTTTATTACTTGTGAAAAAAATGACTATTATCAATCAATTTGGATTAATGGAACAAGAACTTATAATACTGCAGGTAATTTTAATGCAGATATGTATCGTTCTACAGAACCATTTAGAATTGGTTATGGTATCGGTGATTTAGCGTCATATCCATTAAAAGATTCATATATAGATAATTTTAGAATAACTGCTGGTATAAGAAGACAACCAAGTGATAATAATTCAGGTTATTCTTCAGATTTTACTATAGATCAATATGATATAGTAGCATTACGTGGTGAATTATCAAATGGATTAACTATAATTAAAAATAGTTGTTTAGCGGATTTAACACTTGTTTCATTTACACCTACAGATAATTCTATAACACAATCATTATTAACTAATTTAGTAATGAATTTTGATGCTACACCAACTTCTTCAACAGGTAATATAGTAATTTATAATAGTGCAGATGATTCAATATTTCAAACTATTGCTGCTAATTCTGGGAATGTAACTATAAATGGAACACAAGTAACAGTTACACATAATAATTTCGTAACAGGTAATTCTTACTATATTTTAATAGATGCTGCGGCATTTAATAATTATGTTGGTATAACAGATAAAACATATTGGAATTTTGCAGTAGACACATTTTTAGACACCTTATCACCTTTAAATGGTGCAATTGACGTTCCATTAGATTCAGACCTAACAATAACATTTTTAAATAATATGCAAAAAGGAACTGGAAACATCATTATTAAAAGGTATAGTGATGATTCATCAGTTGAAATTATACCTGTTAATAGTAGCAAAATTACCGTTGTTAATAAAGTAGTAACTATTAATCCATCAACTACATTAGGTGATACAACAGAATATTATGTTACTATAGCAAGTGGTGCACTTAAAGACCTTAGTAATAATAATTATCCTGGCTTCAGCAATAAAGATGTATGGAAATTTACAACTACACATACAATAGGTCCAGTAATTTTATCAACAGATCCAGCAAATGCGTCAACTTCAGTATATAGAAATTCAAACTTAATATTAAATTGGGATGAAAATGTAATTGCTGTTCCTAATAAATATGTATATATTAAAAAGTATAGTGATGATACATTAATTGAACAAATAGAAGCTAATAATTCAAAAATTACAGTTAACGGTTCACAAATTATTATTAATCCTACTGCTGATTTAGCTTATGAAACACAGTATTATGTAACAATAGATGCTGGTGCATATAAAGATACGCATAATAATGGTAACTTAGTAATATCAAGTAAAGATACTTGGAAATTTACTACTATTGCTGAAACTGTTAAATTACCTGTATTAGATCCATATAAAGAAGCATTCACTGGTTCAAACTATAACTTAGATATATTTACACCTTATAAAGCTGGAACTATTAGCATTAGTGGTGTAAGACATATAACTGTTACAAGTTCAGATTCTATTGCATTAAGTGATAATCAAATTAGGTCTAATAGAAAAATAAATCCTGATTCTATTTCATTAACTGATTCAACTAGTGTAAGAATATTAGGTGGAATAGTAAAAAGTGAAGATACAATTACATTAACTGATAGTCAAGTAAGAAGAATAAGACATATTAATAGCGATTCAATTTCATTAACTGATACTTCGAAGGCAACTATAGCGCCGCATATTGCACCTATTAGTTCTGATATATTATCATTATATGATAGGCAAAAAGTAACTACTATTTTAGCGCCATTTGTAGTAGAAGGAACAGATTCATATGTGTTAGATACATGTAAAGTAGATTTAAATAGAACATTAGTTATTTATAAAACATCAACTAAAAGTTATGCAGTAATGTTAACTAATGATATTATAGGTAAATTTACTAAAGGGACACCAATAGAAATTGATACAAATTATTTAATTAATCAATGTGCATCTACATTAATGGATTCTAATAGGGTATTAATTAATTTTGATGGTAAAGCAAGAATAATTAAAATAACTAATAATAATGAATTAAGTATTCCTGTAAATAGTATTTTAAATTGGCGCACATACGATTCATATGGTCCTAAAGATATGGATTTACAAAAATTTGATACTAATAAAGCTTTATTAGTATATAATGCTGTAAGTAATCTTGGTCTTTATGGAACTATATTCACTATTGATGATAACGATTATGTGTATAATCATACAGAAAAATATATTGATTCTTCATATCAACAAAGCATAACACCTGTAGCAAATAATAAAGTAGCATTATATTATCAAACTGATTTAAGTAATTATCTAGTGCGTCTATTATTAACTATGAACAGTGATAATACAATAACTAGGCATAATGCAATTTTGGGTAGTGGAAGTGCTGATAGGGCAGTTCATACTTGTATCATGAATGGTAATAAAGGATTAGTAGCATGGACATTTAGGGGGATAATAGGACAAGCACCGAATACTAGTTATGGATATATTAATACATGGGAATGGAATGGCAGTGATAATAATAGTATAGTGCAAAACGGTGCATTAACAACTATAAATTATGGAACAACTGATATAGTTCATTATGAATTACTAGAACAATTAACAACTGATAAAGCATTATTAGTATATAGAAATCAAACAGGTAATAACGTATATGGTATGATAATTACAACTAGTGGAACAACAATAACAACACATACACCTAAATTATTATGTTCAACTGGAAATACATTAACAATACAAGGTAATACATTAAAAAGTGATCAAGGTGTTATAGCATGGCGTGATTCTGCTGATAATAAAGTTAAAACTTTATCTTTTTGGGTAAATGATGCTAATGAAATAGTTCTAACAAGAAGTAATACTACAACACTTTCAGAAGATATAATTACATTAACTGATAGTCAAGTTAGAACAATTAAAATTATAAGTTCAGATTCATTTACAATAACTGATACACAAACACGTATTAAGAAAAATATAAATGCTAATTCTATTTCATTAACTGATACACAAAAACGTTCAGAAAGAAAAATAAATCCTGATTCTATAACATTAAGTGATAATACATTTAAGCGTCTAGTTGTAAGAAATTATGATTCTATATCGTTAAATGATAATCAATTAAGGGTTGATAGAAAAATAAATAGTGATGAAATTACATTAACTGATGCACAATTAAGGGCAACTAGAAAAATAAATCCAGATTCAATTTCATTAACTGATGAACAACTAATAAGAAGACACCGCAAAGAAATAAATCCAGATTCATACATTTTAGTTGATTTACAAAAACGTATTAGTGCAAAAGTAAATCCAGATTCTGTCACAACAAGTGATAATCAGTTAAGGGCAACTAAAAAAATAAATCCTGACATAATTAGCATTACAGATTTACAAACAAGGGCAATAGTAAAAATAATTAGTGATTCATTAACATTAATAGATTCACAAATTAGACATTTAAATAAATTACAAAGTGATAGTATTAGTGTAAGTGATAATCAAATTAGACATCTAAATAAATTAGAACAAGATACGTTAACATTAGTAGATAGTCAAATTAGACATTTAAATAAACTAAATAGTGAATTAGCATTATCATTAACTGATAATCAATTAAGACGTTTAAATAAATTAGAACAAGACATTTTAACATTAGTTGATTCACAAATTAGGCACATAAGTAAAATTAATAATGAATCATCATTATCATTAAGTGATAATCAATTAAGGTCTACTAGAAAAATAAGTGATGATTCAATAACATTATTAAGTGCAGAAAAGACATTTAGACTTGTAAGAATATTTGATAGTATTTCACTAATTGATGAACAGTTAAGAAAACTTGATAAAATACAAAAAGACGACATTAATATAACAGACAATCAATTTAGGCATTTAAATAAACTACAAAGTGAATCTATTAATAATACTGATGAACAATTTAGATACTTAAATAAATTACAAGCGGACCTATTATCATTAACTGATAGTCAAAAAATTATAAGACATAGAAAAGAAATAGTAAGTGATATGTTTAATAATTCTGATATGACTATAAGACACCAGAATAAGCTAGAATTAGATAATATTAATGTTAATGATAATATTCATAGATTAATAAATAGATTAACTAGTGACACCCTAGATGCATCAGATAATGTATTAAGATACATCAATAAGTTAAATCAAAATACTATTGAACAATTTGATTCAATAATTAGATTAATAAATAAATTTAATGCTGACGAATTAACATTAACTGATTATACTAAGAAAACTAGATATTCAAGAAGCATTGATGAATTATCAATTGAAGATTTAATTACTAGAAAATTAAATAAAACAGAACAAGATAATATTATCAACTTAGACAATCAACTTAGACATTTAAGTAAATTACAAAGTGATAGTATAAATACTTCTGATGAACAAAGACGTAAGTTGAAAAAATTAAATACTGAAATACTTAACTTAATAGATAATATTAAGAAAATAGTTAGGATATATAATTCTGATGAATTAACATTAACTGATTCACAAATAGTTGGAAGATTAATTATTAGCAAAGACACATTAGAATTTACAGACAAGACAATAAGAAATGCTATTAAATTACACAACCAAGAAGTTAGTGAAGTAAATCTAAGCGATGAAGCTAAAAGACATAATATAATTAAAATTAGTAAAGATAGTATTAATTTATCAGATGCACAACACGTTTATTTATTCCAAAATTATGATGGTCAAGTATTTTGTAAACTTGAATTAGTAGCATATGATTGTAAACTAGAATTGATAAACAATAACTGCAAAGTAGAATTGATATCAGGTGTGGGCTGAAAAGCCCCACCCCATATCATAATAAAAGGGGTGAATTTATGAATTGTAATTTGGTTCTTCGTGGTGTAACACAACATATAAAAATGCATTTTAAAAATGATTCACAAGAATATATAAGTGTAACCAATGTAGTTGCTAAAGTATATAATGGTGCAGGAACATTGATAGAAACAATAGAAGACATAAGATTTTTAAGTATGGGATTATATATATGTGAATACACATGCCCAGAAAACTATTCATTTCCTGAAATTACATTTGCATATGAAGGAACTTATAATGACAAAATTTATGGCGATAGAAAAACATATGAAGTAGGATGGGTTAGTAACGATTAAAATATTTAGAATAGGTGGTTAATAATGATTAAATTTGTAAAAGTAAAAGACATAGAAGATATTGAATATGAATTAGCAGTAAAACCAATAACAGTAGCAACAGGTAGGGTATTATTAGGAACTATAGCAAGATTAACTGAAGAAGCAAAAATGAATGCAAATGTAGCAGATGGAATTACATTATTAATGGATGTTTTTAAACAAAGCGAATCAGAAGAAGAATCAAATAAATTAGATAATAGATTAACAGAATTATTACCTTCATTAATACAATTCTTCTATGATGAAATACTATTAATATTATGTGATTTAGTTGCATTTAATGATCAAGATGAAAAAAAATTATTAAATATTAATATTGGATTTTTTGAAACACTTCCAGTTGAAGAAATATATCCATTAATTGAAGCAGCATTGGAAGTTAATTCAGTTGAAAAAATTGCTAAATTAATAAAAAACTTTTCAAGTCTTTTGAAAACAAGGTTCGGTCAAAAGACGAAAGAATAAAGAAAAAAGATTTGCAATGGACCTTCATAGATATTTATCAAGAAAAATTTATGGCTAGGTATCATTATACTATTGAATATATTGATAAAATGACTATAATGGATTTTCTTAAATATGCAAATATACTTAAAGAAGATGAATGGCAAAAAGAAATATCATTAGCCCAAATAATACAAATAGGTAATCATGGACAAGAAGAACAATGGGAAGAATTCTTAATGGCACGTGGTGTAGTTCCACCTAAATATCAAGACCTTATGATAGAAAGAACACCTGAAGAAAGATTATCTGCTATTGATAGATTAAAAGAAAAAATGTCCAAAAAATAACTAAGGGGCAGGACTTAGGACAAAACAGTCCTAACCTGTCCCATTATTTTTATAAAAAGGGGTGAACAATTTGTGAATGAAATAATTAAAACCCAATTTGAACTTGATGCTAAACAGATGGAACAAAGTGTAAAAGACATTGATAAATTAGTTAATAATTTTAAAACTAATTTTAAGGAAACTGAACAAGTTGTAGCTAAATGTAAACAAGAACTTCAAAATGTTAATAAAGAAGTAACACAACTAGCAAATCAAAATGTTAATATTGCGAAATTGAAAAATACATTAGGTGAAATACAAACTAAAGTAAGTAGACTTGAAAATGATTTTAAAAATGCAACTGTTCAAGCAAATGCATTACAAAATGTTCTTAAAGGTATTGGTCAAGTTAATACTTCAGATTTAACTAGAATGCAGTCTATGTTACAATCAATGCAAAACATTAGGTTATTTGATCCTAATGCATTTAACACTGCAATTAATCAAGCAAGGGTATTAGTATCAACATTAAATGGTATTAATACACCACATTTAACTGGATTGGCTAATAGTGGAAGTGGTTCTAATGCAGATGTTGTTTCTGCAATTCAAGGTCTTCGTCATTGGATAGATCAACAAAATGGTGGTGCAGCAAGTCAAGAAGCACAAGATACAACTAGATTATTAGTAGAAATGAATGGACATTTACAACAAATACAACAATCATTAACTAATCCAATACAAAATGCAAATAATAATGAATTACAACTTAATCAAACTATGTCAAGCACAAATGGATTATTAAGTCCATTAATTAGTGCAATTAGAAGTCTAACAACTGCTGTTGGAATAAATAGTAATTTTATTAGAAATGCTTCTAATCAAACTAATACATCAGCACCTGCACATTCAGGGTTAGTAGATCAACATGGAAATCCTATAAGTTCAGGAACACATACAAATGCACCTGCAGGTAATGCTTCAGGATTATTACAAAATATGATTAATAATCATGCACCTAATAATTTAACTGCAGATACAAATGCAACTAATGCTTCATTCCGTGCATTAATGGATAATATTTCAGGTAGATGGGATTTTGGTCCACTAAGATTAATAGGTGGAATTAAAGAATTAGGTAAAGAAGTATGGACTGCTGTTGGTGCATTTGCTAAAGCACATCCTGTAATAACAGGTGTTGTAGTTGCTATTGGTGCTTATGCAATGGGAATGAAAGTTCTTGTTGGTATAATGAAAGAAGGCGTAAAAGTATCAATAGAATATGAAACTGCTATTGCTAAATTTGCTGCTAGAACTGGTGCTAGCCAAAAAGAAATAAAAGCGTTTGGTGATGACCTTAAAAAGGGATTTCGTCAACAAGGATTTACAACTGATTTAGCCGCTTATGGTGAAGCACTTCAAATGGTTAAACAAAATTTAAAAGATGTTAATGGAACACCACTAACTAGTGAACAAGCAATAAAAACAACTAAAGATGTCTTAGCATTTTCTATGGCAACTGGATTAGAAAACAAAGAAATTATACGTGCACAACAATCAGCAATGAAAGGCTTTGGAATAGATGCAAGTGATGCATTATCATTAATAGAACGTGGATATCAAATAACTGGTGATTTACAAGGTGACTGGTTAGATACAGTTCGTGAATATGCACCACAATTTAAACGTAGTGGTCTTTCTGCTGAATTTTTCTTCGCAACAGTTGAAGCAGGAACTAAAGCAGGTGTTTTTAACACAGATAAAATGGGTGATTCCATAAAAGAATTCCAAAATAAATTTACTAATGCAGACCAAAGTATGAAAGATGGTCTTGGTAAATTAAATTTGTCATTTAAAGATCTTAAAGGTGAAATGGATAAAGGTGGAACACACGCAGAACAAGCATTTATTAAAATTGTAAAAGGAATTAAAGATGTTAAATCTAATTCTGAAAGACAATCTATTGTTAGTTCTATCTTTGGTGGACCTGGTGAAGATGCAACAGCAGAATTTATTAATCAATTAGCAGTTGCAGATTATGACCTTAATAATTTTAAAAATACAGCATCTGAAACAACACAAACATTAGAAAATATGACACAAGTTAAAATAGATAAAATGAAAAATGCATTTACTGACCTTTATGATTCAATAGGTAAAGATGCATTACCAATTATTAAAACTGTTTTAGACCAAGTAGAAGCACAATTACCTGCAATTCAAAAAGTAGTTGAAGAAGAACTTTCGCCTGCATTTGGTGATTTAATGGCAGCAATAGCTTCTGCTTTTGGTGTTGAAGATTTCCAAAACTTTGGTAGTTGGACTGAAACTGCAGTAAGTGGATTAGCAGATGTAGTTGCTGGATTTGCTTGGGTAACAATGGCAGTAGGTAAAGTATTTGCTGTTATTAGAATCTTATGGAATGCTGTTACTATATTACTTAAAGAATTCTGGTTAGGTCTGAAGACACTAGGAACACTTATAGCACAATTAGTAATAGCATTAATAGAAACTATTAAACAAATATATTATGGTTGGGCAGACATCCTAGATTCATTGTGGACACTATGGTTAAAATTCATTGGTTATATAGTTGAAGGTATAGATCGTTTAGGTAACAATTTCAACTGGTTAGGTGAATGGATTACTATTGTTTGGGATAATGCTTGGGAAATAGCAGGAAAATCATTTAGTAATTTTGTAACATGGATTATGAATGGTGTTAAAGGTCTTGGTAATTATGTTGCTGATAAAGTATTAAATCCATTAATAGATGCATATAATTCTACCCTTGGTCAAGTTCCAGGTGCACCTAGATTAGATAGATTTGGTGCTGGTGGTGCATTCACATTAAGTGGATATAAATCTACAGACCAAAATTGGAAGAACATAGATAATGCAGGTAAAAATAAATACAGTGATACTTCTGCTATGGATAAAATGTATAGTAGTGCACAAGATTCTATAAGTAATGATTATATGAAACGTTTAGCATCTAGGACAACTGATTCTAAAAATTCATTTAATAATTTCTTAAGTGGTTCTGCTACACTATGGCAAAATTGGTATAATGAAAATAAAGGACTTGCTGAATCAATAGCAAAAGATGGACAAGACATCATAGATGCAACTAAACAATTATTTGATACATCTTCATATGAAAAATTAAGACAACAATATAGGGATGCAATTGAAAAAGGTAGAATACAACGTGCTAAAGAAGAAGAAGATAAAAAGAAAAATAGCGGTAAAGATACAACTGGTGGAAAAATTGGTGGTAAAGACCCAACTGAAAAAGAATTAGCAGATGCCAAAAAAGCAGAAGAAGAAGCATTAAAAGCAAAACAAGAATACAATAAATCTATTATTGCTATGGAAAAAGAATTACAAAAGCAAGAAATTGAATTCTTATTAAACACCAATCAAAAGAAATGGGATATGATGGGTGAAACACAAAAACGTTATCAACAAGAATTCGATTTATATCAACAAATAAAAGAACGTTATAAATTAACACGTGATGAAATTTTAAGTTATGATGAAAAACAATATCAAGCATTAAGGAAAATCCAAGAAGTTGCATTAAAAGACTTCAAGAAAACACAAGATGATGAATTAAAAGCAGTATTGGATAAAAATAATGCTAAGATAAAAGCAAATCAAGCATTAATCGATAAAATAAATGACCAACAAAAACAAACAGAAATTACTAATGCTAATGATGATGCACAAAAAGAAATTGACAGATTAACTAAAAAATGGAACATGTATAAACATTACGAATCAGGTGAAGCTAAAAAAATAGCATTAGACACTAAGAAAGAACTTGATGATGCTATACTTGCACAAACACGTGAACTTGATAAGCAAAAATTAGATAAACAAAAAGACGCCTTAGAAAAAGAAAACAAAACACTTGAACAAAACAATAATGATACTAAAGATAAATATGACAGGTTGTATCAATCATTAACTGATGCTATATCTGGTAAAGAAAATGCATTAAAAGATATACGTGAAAAGATTACTAATGAAACAAATGAAAATATTAAAAAAGGATTAAAAGACCTTGAATCAGCATATAAAACATCATATGACAACATTAAAAAATATACAATGCCTTCTAATACAGAATTACAAAATATGAACATAGTAGATGCTAAACGTAGTTGGTCTGAAGGTAATATGACTGGTGATACTAATATGATGAACAATGCTGCAGAATTAGCAAGACAAGCAAGATTAGCAGGTGGAACTATACCTAATCAATATGATATGACAGGACAACTTTGGGGTGTTAGTGGTTCACCTGATTATCAAGAATTTAAGGCTAATGGATTAAAATGGACATCATTAGAATCTAGTAAGCCATACTTAAGTGAAGCAGAATTAGAAAAAGCAAAAGCAGAACAAAATGCATTACATGAAAGAAACAACTACTTAAGACGTAAATATGGTGTTACAGATGAAAATGCGTCTATCCCAATGTATGAACAAGGTGGTCCTGTTTTAGCAGTATTACATGATGGTGAAGCAGTATTAGCAAAAGATAAATATACTAAATTAATGAATTTCATTAATGGTCTTAACCCAAATAACATTACTAATAAAATGATTTCTTCTATGGCATCTGGTATAGTTAACAATGTAAATATTGGAAATGTAAATATTAATAATGGAATGGATTTAGCAGCATTCAGTGATACAATATACAATGCAACTAATAGGGATAATAGATTTGCAGGAAGAAGATAAAATTAAAAGGGGAAGTGTAAAATCTTCCCCTAAAAAATATTTTTAAATTTTTTTCATTTTTTATGTCACCCTTCTTCATTTTCTGTTTATATATATTTTGTTAAAACAAAAGGAAAAAGTATTATTAGTATAAGAATAAGTATTAAATTAAATAAAGGGGGAATAAACAGATGTCAATAACACCTAATATTAATTTTAATGGAACTGATTTAAGTAGTTATATAGATTATATAAATGATTGGCAAGGTGTAGAAGGAATACCTAACACAAGGGAATTTAAAACACAACCATTATTACAATCAGGAAGTAGATACTTAAAATCATTTCTAGAAGAACGTTTAATGACATTTATGTGCACTTCATTAAATGATGTTAATAATAAAATGGATTTTATTAAAAAAACATTAAAATATACAGTAAATGAATGCCCATTAATATTAAGTGATAGACCTGATCGTTATATAAATTGCAGATTAGCAAATGAAATGGTTGTTAATAGATATGCAACTAACTGTATGGAATATCAATTACAATTTATGGCAAGTGACCCATTATGGTATTCAAATAGTAATTATCAAAGTAATTTAACTAATAGTAGTCAGACTATTATTAATAATG